TATCGTGTAGTTAGTCTCAAAACGTTGAAATATCAACAAAATTATCGTGTAGTTATCGTGTAGTTAGTTTTGTGAGGTGATTTTGTGAACGCAAAACAATATTTAAAACAGTCTTACAGACTCAATGAACTTATAAAATCCGAAATGGAAGAGTTAAATCAGCTTAGGGATGTTTCCATTTGTTTAGATTATTCCAAAGATAAAATTCAAACGTCGCAAATCGCAGATGATAAAATGGTTAACACAGTCGATAAGATAATTGAACTCGAAAATTTGATTAGAAGTCATATTGATAAAATGATTGATTTGAAAACTGAAATTAGAAATGTGATTGATGCTGTTGATGATGTTGACGAGAAATTATTACTTAAACTTAAGTACTTAAATTTTCATACTTTCGATGAAATCGTAGACGATATGCACATTTCGATTAGTACAGTACATAGAATCCACGGGAACGCTTTACGAAATGTAAATTTGATAGTAAATGAGAGTAAATGAGAGTAAATGAGAAAAACAAAGTATGATATAATGTATTTGTAAAAACCACGCTTGAAAGAGTGTGGTTTTTTTATTTGCACGGAAAGGGGGATAGATATGACACCGAAACAGCGAAAATTTTGCCTTGAATATGCAGCATCGGGAAATGCGACACAATCGGCCATTAAGGCTGGATATAGTCGTAAGACTGCTGGAGTAATAGGTGACGAGAACCTCAAAAAACCTTATATTCAGAAAGAATTAGAAAAAATCAGAGAAGAGATGGAATCAAAGAAGATTGCAACGGCTAAAGAGATGCAAGAAACGTTAACATCAATTATTCGCGGTGATCTTCAAGAAGAAATAATCATTGTTGAGGGATATGGTGATGGTGTGAGCGGAGCCGTTACTAAAATGAAATCCCCATCTTTTAGAGATAAAATCAAAGCGGTTGATACACTCAGCAAAATGCAAGGGTTATATCTTACTGGTACGCAGGTTAATATTGCAATACCTGTGTTTGGGGGTGAATTAGACCTTGAAGAGTAAAACCAAAGGGAAAGGTAATATAAAAGCGCAGAATAAACGTAAAAGGGAGCGTTTGAGACGTAGAGTCTATATGGAGCCTTGGGATGAAGCTGTTGAACTGATTGATGGTAATTTTAGCCATTATCCGTGCGGTTATTGTATTAGATATCATGGTTATTTAACACAAGGGCTTATGGATACTCACGGATGCCTTAAATATCATTGTAGGAGACTAAGACGTGCGAAAAAATAATATTTATTTACCTGATATCGTCGGACGAGGTTATAAATCGTTCTGGAATTTTAAAGGTAGATATAGAGTTGTTAAAGGTTCTCGAGCGTCGAAAAAGTCCAAAACAACAGCGCTATGGTATATTTACAATTTGATGAAGTATCCTAATTCAAATCTTTTAGTCGTTAGGAAAACATATAGAACTCTAAAAGATTCGTGCTTCACAGAGTTAAATTGGGCGACTCATCGATTAGGTGTTAGTCATTTGTGGGATTTTAAAGAATCACCGCTTGAAGCAACTTATACACCTACCGGTCAAAAGATATATTTTAGAGGGTTAGATGATCCACTCAAGGTTACATCCATAACGGTTAACACTGGTGCGTTATGCTGGATGTGGATTGAAGAAGCATACGAGGTGATGAAAGAATCAGACTTTGATATGCTTGACGAATCTATAAGAGGTAAAGTCGAGTCGCCGTTATTTAAACAGATCACTCTAACGCTCAATCCTTGGAATGAAAAGCATTGGATTAAAAAGAGATTCTTTGATGTAAGTGATCCAGAAGTATTAGCACTAACAACAAATTATTTGTGTAACGAGTGGTTAGATAAAGCGGATTTAAAAGTTTTCGAACGCATGAAAGCTAATAACCCTCGAAGATATCAAGTTGCCGGATTAGGCAATTGGGGTATTGTAGAGGGTTTGGTTTATGAAAACTGGAAAGAACAAGAATTCAAATTTATATCTCAAGAAGAGTACGATAGGTTATCCGGTGATAAAGATATATACGTTATTAGGAACGAGTTAAAATCACCTTTTGGATTAGACTTTGGATATACTAACGACCCATCTGCGTTATTCTGTTCTATGCTCGATTTAGAAAATAAAAAACTATATGTGTTTGATGAGTTTTACGAGAAAGGTTTGTCGAACAAAAAAATATATAGCAAGATTTATACAATGGGGTACAGTAAGGAGAAAATTACCGCTGACTCTTCGGAACCAAAAAGCATAGATGAATTAAAAGGGTTAGGTCTTAGGGTCAGCGGTGCAAAAAAAGGTAAAGACTCGATTAATAACGGTATTCAGTGGATTCAAGATTTAGAAATAATAATACATCCTCGGTGCGTAAATTTTATAACAGAGATTAGTAACTATACTTGGGAAGTCGATAAGTTTGGAAACAAAACAAACAGGCCGATTGATGATTTTAATCATTTGATGGATGCGATGCGTTACGCACTTGAGCAATATATTGAGGGTAAAAAATGGATATACTGATTAATAATTTAACTTGGCACATTGATTTTATCGATGACGATAAAATACAAATGAACGGTGAAAATGGTTCGATTTTCTTTGGAAAGACGGAGTATATACCACAAACCATATTGATAAGAAGAGGGTTAAGCAAAGAAGCTACAAGAACGACGATAATTCACGAATTGACACATTGCTATTTGTATTCATATGGTATGTCAAAGGTCGATTTTAACGAGGAATTTGTATGCGATTTTGTAGGTATTTATGCTGATGAGATTATAAAGGTTACGGATAGGGTTTTAGATGTTAAGAAATAATGAGATATTAGAACTTATAAAAAAAGACAAAGTATCAACGAGAAAGCAAAAGTGTAAAGAGGGTGTACGGTACTACGAAGCCGAGCATGATATAAAAAACTATAGGATGTTTTATTATAATGCTGATGGAAATCTTGTAGAGGATGATACGAGAAGTAATATTAAGATTCCACATCCATTTTTTACTGAAATCGTAGATCAGCAAACTCAATATATGCTTAGTGGTAAAGATGGGTTTATTAAATCGGACGATCAAGAATTGCAAAAACGCCTTGATGACTATTTTGATGATGATTTTGTTGCTGAATTAAATGATGTGATTACTGGTGCTATAGTCAAAGGGTTTGACTATATTCATTCGTATTTTACAGAAAATGGTAAACTATCGTTCGAACATATAGATGCCATGAATGTAGTTGAAGTAAAAGCAAAAGATGCGTCGGACGAATTAGATCATATCATTTATTGGTATTTAGAAACTACACCAAATGATAAAAAGATAATGAAAGTTATGGTTTTGGATAAAGAATCGACATACTTTTATGTGAGTAACGAATCAGATGAATTGGAACTCGATAAGACTGAAAACACTAATCCAAAACCTCATATTTTATACACAGAGCAAGGTAAGTTAATGGGTGAATCGCTCGGATATATTCCGGTATTTAGACTTGATAACAATCACAAAAGAATATCAAATCTAAAACCGATAAAACAACTTATAGACGATTATGACATTATGAGTTGTGGGTTATCAAATAACTTAGCTGATTTCGACCATCCGTTATACGTTATAAAGGGATTTGAGGGCGATAACTTAACAGAGTTGTCGCAGAATCTTAAAACGAAAAAGACTATCGGAGTTGATGACAGTGGTGGTGTAGAGGTTCATACCGTCGATATTCCTTATCAAGCGAGACTTGTTAAAATGCAGGAAGACGAGAAGAATATATATCGTTTTGGTATGGGGTTTAATTCTGCACAAATCGGAGATGGTAATATTACTAACATCGTGATTAAATCAAGATACGCGTTGCTTGATCTCAAGTGCAACAAACTTGAAATCAAGTTAAGAGCGTTTTTAAAAAAGCTTGTTAACATAGTTATCGACGAAATTAATAGTAAGAATAAGACTGCGTATCAGTCTAAAGATGTATATTTTGAGTTTAATCGTGAAGTTATGACTAATGCATCAGACAATGCGCAGATTGAAAAGACAGATGCAGAGCGAAAACAAATTGAAGTAAATACGATGTTATCTCTCAATAGTGTGATTGATGATAAAACTATAGTAAAAAATATATGTGATGTTTTGGATATTAATTATGAGCAGATAAAAGATGATTTACTTGGCGGTGATATGATTGAATAAGTCAGAAAAAGAAGTAATAGATTATCAACTTGATTCTGAAAAACAAACTATCAAGGAATTACGAGCGGTATATAAAAAAGCAAGTCAAGATTTAAAGGAAAACATTGAACGGTTGGCCATTAGATATGACGAAACTGAGTTACAATCTATAATTTATCAAAAAAACTATCAAGAAGCTATAAAAAAGCAGATTGACGACGGCTTAAAATTGCTTATAACAAAGGAATATGACACAATTGATGATTTCCTTAATGATAGTTATAAAAATGGCTATATCGGTAATATAAAGCTTTTACACAATCAAGGTATACCACTTGTACTACCGATTGACATGGATGAGGTTACAAAAGCATTAAGAATTGATACTCGACTGTCAAAAAGGTATTATAAAGCAAATCCGTTGAAAGGTAGACTCGAAGAAAATTACGATTTGCTTAAAACACGTGTGAGGACTAACATATCAAGAGGTATAATTCAAGGTCAATCATGGCAACAAATCGCTGTGAATATCGCGTCAGGCATGAATTCACCGATGCGTAGAGCATTAAACGATTCTATACGCATTGTGAGAACTGAGGGGCATCGAATACACCAGCAAGGATTTTTCGATGCTGGATTTAAGGCAAAAGACAAAGGTGCTGATATCGTCAAACAGTGGGATGCAACGCTTGACGGTAGAACAAGAGATGAGCATAGACTTGCAGACGGACAAACCAGGGAATGGGATGAAGATTTTGAAGTCGGTGGTGAAAAAATGAAAGCACCGTCGATTGGTGGCTCGGCTCGAAATGTAATAAACTGTAGATGTTGTCTATTACAACGTGCGAAATGGGCGCTGGATGAAGAAGAGTTGAGTGAGTTGCAACAACGTGCGGATTATTTTGGACTCGATAAATCTGATCATTTTAACACATTTCGCAAGAATTACTTGAAGAATGTTACTGCTGAAAATAAACCAAATGATTATTCCCACATGATTAAACTGAATGAATCTTTGGGTTCTAATAAAGACGAGTTTCATAAACTACTAGATAATTGTGATAATGATAGTATAATCGAGATATATAAAACTCGTTCCGAAGATGTATCAAAATATAAGTACATAAAAGGTAGAGGAGAGTATGATCACGACTGGAATAACATCACTTGGAGTGCCGATGCTACCCGTAGTAACAAATTTTCTATACTAACACATGAGTTCGGTCATTTCATGGATTATAATTTGTCATCGAAGGTTAAACACTCATATTCAGATAAATTTGATAATAAATCGGTTCCGTTTGCTGATTTTATTTTCAAAAAAGTTTTGTCAAGTTCAGATGAGTTTATGGATGCGATGGGGAAAGACAAAGAACTTTTAAAATCGATAGGTTTTGATGAACTTGAAAAACGATTAAAGGATGATGATTTTAGTAGAGGTGTTCAAGATTTCATTGATGGTTCGTTTGTTGGTGGAAGAAATAGAATTCGTTGGGGTCATGGTGAAAGTTATTATAATATACTATATGATAGGCTGGAACTTAGCAAAAAAATGACTAGAACAGACTACACAAAAGAGTTATTGACTGTAACTGGGATGAAAACCAAAAAGGAACTAAAGGGATATTGTAGAGATGTTATGACAGCTAGAGAATTGTGGGCGAACATAGCATCAGCAGAAACTTGTAATGATAAATCGTTGGATTGTATCAAAGAGTATGCGCCAAATTCATATAAAGCCTTTAAGGAAATTATCAAAGGGGTGAAATAATATGAGCGAATTTGAAAAATTGAATCAAGATTATTTAGAGATGTTCGATGATTCTTTTCCAACAATTCCGTTTGTGGGGGAGAGTGAAGAAAACATTATCAAAATAATTAAGCGATGTTTGAATGAGGGTAAAGATGTGTATGATCTCGGAATCCTCAATTTAGACGTACTATATTAAATAATTAATTTAGGCAACGAGAACGCTCGAAAGAGCGTTCTTTTTGTATATAAAATTCGTGTGGGAACACGTAAAACATCTATCCGCATTAACGTGACGTAACACGTAAAAATTGTAAAGTGAAAGGATAGAAAAATGACATTACAGGAAATTTTGAGATCAAATGGGTTAACAGATGAACAGGTGGAGAAAATCACAGGTGATATGAAAACAAACAAGATATTTACATCGAGTGAAGAAAACCTTGACATCAGATATGGCAAACTTAAAGGAGAGTATGACACTCTAACCGAAGCACATGGTAAAGCTACAACGTTAATCGAAGAGTTAAAAGCTAATAACGGTGATAATAAGGATTTACAGGATAAGGTCAATACTTATGAAACACAAATTGACACTTTAAAAAATGAGTTATCGGAAACCAAAAAGGAAAATGCTATTAAGGTCGCTTTACTTAACGCAAAAGCGACAGATATTGATTATCTAAGCTATAAGCTAAAGGAAAATGACCTAAAGCTAACCGCCGACGGTGAAGTTAGCGGACTTAACGATTTGATTACAAATCTCAAAACTCAGTACCCAAATCATTTCGAGAGTACATCGGATAAGAAATTTGAAATTAACAAGATGAACAACGGAAATGGTGACGATACTGATGTAATATCGAAAGAAGATTTTAGCAAAATGGGTTATAAGGAGCGTTTGGCTCTATATAACGAAAATGAAGAACTCTATAACGAGTTGAGTGGAAAGGAAAAGTAAAATGGCTACAGGAACAACAAAACTAACAAATATGATTAATCCGGAAGTAATGGCGGATATGATTAGTGCGAAGATCAAGGAAAAGGTGGTTGTAACACCATTTGCAAAGATTGACGATACTCTAACCGGTACAGCCGGAGATACAATCAAGGTACCATCATACGAATACATCGGTGATGCTGAGGATGTAGCTGAGGGTGTAGAAGTGGGTACAACTGTACTAAGCGCTACATCAACATCTGTAACAATCAAAAAGGCAATGAAAGCGGTTGAACTAACCGATGAAGCGGTACTTTCAGGCTATGGTAATCCTATTGGAGAAGCAAATTCACAGCTTGCTAAGTCAATCGCATCAAAGGTTGATGCTGACGGAATTGTCGCACTTGGTAAGGCACAGTTAAAGTATACAAAGGATGCAACAAAGCTGATTTCTTATGAGGGAATCGTAGATGCAATCGATCTATTCGATGAAGAGGTTGCAACCGAAAAGGTAATGTTTGTAAATCCAAAGCAGATTACAACACTTAGAAAAGATCCAAAGTTTATTTCTGCTGATAAGTACGATAACGACGTAATGATGAAAGGTGAAATCGGAATGATTGCGGGTGCTCGAATCGTACCATCAAAGAGAGTAAAGGCAGTAGGCAAGAAGTATTCTTGCCCTATCATCATTCTCAATGAAGCTGATGTAGAGACTGTTGATGAAGCGCCAGCACTAACAATCTTTCTTAAGAGAGATGTAAATGTAGAGACAGAGAGATTTACACTTGCAAGAAAGACGGCTGTATCTGCTGATGAATTCTATGCAGTGGCAATCACAAATCAGTCAAAGGTTGTTGTTGCAGAATTCGCATCAGAACTGTAATCAAGGTAGGTGAACTTGATGATAATCTCAGTCGATAGAATCAAGAAAATTGAACAATTTAAGAGTGTAGACGATGAAGAAATCAAAGAACAACTTGATGCGTTGGAAATACTAATTAGAAAGTATACTAACAACAATTTTCAAAATAGACACGTCAGGTTCACCGCATCATCGATTAACGACAAACTGAACGGTATATCCCCATTCTTAAAGGTTGGGGATACTGTTCAAGTGTCGCAATCAAAGGTGAACGACGGATTATATATTGTAAGAAGCGTCAATGTTGATTCAATCGTTGTAGATAAACCTCTATTCGCGGTAAATAAAAACCTTGTGACAAAGATAGAATACCCATTTGACATAAAACAAGGGGTTATAAATCTGATGTTGTGGGAAATTGAAAATCGCTCAAAAGTTGGAATCAAATCTGAGACACTATCAAGACATTCGGTTACATATTTTGATTTGGACAAAACTAATCAAGTAATGGGTTATCCGGTATCGCTTTTAGGATTTTTGGAAAAATACAAGAAAGCAAGGTTTTAATTATGATAGGTGGTAATGTTAACGCGATTGTTCAAAAGAAAAGTGTTGAAAAAAATAAAATAGGTGAACCGGTAGAATCTTGGAAAGAAACCAAAACCATAAGAGGTTGGCTTGATTATAGTAACGGTGCTAACGATTTATCTAAGTATAACGCAAAGGTTCAAGATACATCCCATATATTTATTTGTGATCCTACTGATAATATATCAGCTGAAAATTGCAGAATGATTATCAAGGATAATATTTACAGTATTTTACACATCGATAATCCAATGGAAATGAATAAGCACTTGGAAATATATCTTAAATACATAGGTGGTGGTATAAGTGTTTGACGACTATTCGGTTAATATTAAAAATGTACTAAACGAACAGGCTGTAGCATTTCTCGAAGAAGCATGCGGAGAAATAGAATCGCGGACTAAACGTAATACAAGGGTTGATACTGGTAAAACAAAATCATCATTTCAACATAAAATTGATGAGGGTGATTTAACTGGTTACATTGGTTCAAATTATCAAAATGCGATATGGGAAGAATTCGGAACAGGTATGTATGCGGTAAACGGCAATGGTAGAACTACACCGTGGATATATGAAGATGAACACGGTGTAAAACATTATACTCGAGGTAAAACACCATCGAGGGCATTTTTTAAGGCTTACAACAGTCTTAAAAATAAGATTAAAAAAATGGCAGAACAGAAGTTTGGAGAAATAAAATGACATCTGAATTACTTAAGCACATAAACACTATTATGGACGAGTTAAAAATCCCATATCAGTTTTTAGAGTGGAAATCAGATATAAAGTTTCCATTTTGGGTCGGTGAGTATTCTGAGATAGAAACATTAGATGAGGATGGAAGAAATGAGTTCACATTTATATTGACTGGTACAACAAATAATAATTATTTAGAGTTGTTGGAAACCGCAAATATAATAAAATCGCGTTTTACAAATCATTATGCGATTCTCGAAAATGGCTCGGGTATTGTAATTTGGGTGTCAAATACTATACCAATACCGACAGAAGTTGAAAATTTATATAGGATACAAATTAATCTAACGATTAAAGAATGGAGCGTAGGATGAAAGTAGGAAAGACAGGGGTAAGCACAAATACACCTAAATCAATTGTATTTGGAGCAGGAACCATACACAAGGGATTGAAATATGTGGGAAATAAGTGGAACTATGAGGATTCAGTTATCGGAGCAACTCAAGGTGGCTCTAAGATAACGATTATACCTGAGTTTAAAGATATTGAAGCAGATGGGGCGCTTGTACTTGCTAAAGGACTAAAGGTAAAAGTCGGTGAAAAGGCAAATATGGAACTCAATATGCTTGAGATTAAGAAAGATATGATCAAAAGTGCGATTATTGGTAAAGACGGTACATCTGCGGATAACAAACTTGATCTTATCGAAACAAAAGCTAATATTGAAGTCGGAGATTATTACGAAAATATCGCGTTTGTCGGTAAAACACTTGAGAATAAAGATATCATTGTAATAATGGACAATGCATTGTGTACTAATGGTTTTGAACTCGAGGGGAAGAACAAGGAAAACGGTGCACTAAAGATGACATTTGAGTGTCACGCTGGATTGGATTCTGATTTGAGTACACTACCAATTCACATTTATTATCCAAAGGTTGAGATGTAGGTGAAAAATAATGCGTATGAAGATAATAAAATCGTTTATCGATAAACACACTCAAAAGGTGTATAAAGTCGGTGAAATCGTCGATTTTACACCTCAGAGGTTGGAAGAAATAACGGATAAAAGTTATATAGAAGAGGTTGAAAATGATAGAGTTGAGAAAGCTAAAAGCTGATGATATATTTCCGGTACTAAACATAATAAACAAAATCGGATTGAAAGAAATCAAGGATAGCATTGACGGTGATAAGCTTGCGAAAATGATGAAGCAGGATAACACTGATTTCACGTCAATCGGTGCAAGCGTTATAGTAGATATGGTACAAGTTGTTATTAAGAATTTACCAGCTTGTAAGACGGATATTTACAATCTATTCGCAAGTTTGACGGGTAAAACGGCTAAACAGATTGGTGAAATGGAAGTCGTACCATTCACTGAAATGCTTATCGATTTCTTTAAAAAGGAAGAATTTGCGGATTTTATCAAGGTTGTTTCAAAATTCAACAAGTAGGGGATGTAGAGTTTATGGACTTGCTATTCAGAGAATACGCAAGTCCTTTTATTTTGCTTGATAATCTCATAATTTCGTTAAAATTTAACGAATGGGTTGATAGATTTTTAGAATCTCATAAAGAAAAAATACAATGGGAGTTGTGGCTACATAAAGTACTCGACAAAACTTGGAACGATTACAAACAAGATTGTGACAGTGAAGAGGATGCGAGAAGAAATCTACAATTACAGTTAAATATGAGCGAATTTGAATTGGAAACAACGGTAAAAGCATCATTTGAAATAATCAATGGATTTAATCCGGAAAGGGGGTAACATGGATTTATTTAAACTTGTGGGTAAGATTATTGTAAAAAATAGCGAAGCGAACGACAATATCGATGAAACAGTAGATAAAGCGGAGAAATCAGAAAGTAGACTGGGCAGGATATTCAAAGGCATCGGTAAAGTCGCAAAGGTTTCTTTTGTAGCAATAACCGGTTTGATGGTTTCCGCTGGGGTTGCGCTTGGTAAACTCACAAAAAGTGCGCTTAGCAATTATGCTGAATATGAACAGCTTGTAGGTGGTGTAGAAACGCTATTCAAAAGTTCATCGGGTAAGCTTATAGGATATGCTAATGAAGCATATAAAACCGCTGGCATGAGTGCAAATAAGTACATGGAGACGGTCACAAGTTTTAGCGCATCTTTGTTACAATCTCTTAATGGTGACACAGATAAGGCGGCGGACAAAGCGAATCAAGCAATTATTGATATGTCCGATAATGCAAATAAGATGGGTACCACTATGGAATCTATACAATTTGCATATCAAGGCTTTGCAAAACAAAACTATACAATGCTCGACAACCTCAAACTTGGTTACGGCGGTACTAAAGAGGAGATGGAAAGGTTATTAAAGGATGCAGAAGCTATAAGTGGCATCCATTATGATATTTCATCTTATGCTGACATTGTAGATGCTATTCATGTGATCCAAACCGAAATGGGTATCACTGGTACTACCGCCAAAGAAGCGTCAAGCACAATTCAAGGATCTATAGGAATGTTAAAAGCATCATGGCAGAATTTCATGACAGGGCTTGCAGATCCAAAACAAAATGTTGGTAAACTGATTGATAACTTTGTAGATTCCGTGACAACGGCGGTTAAAAATATTGTACCAAAAATTATAACCATATTACCTAACTTAGTAAATGGTTTGGTTAAAATAGTGCAACAGCTATCTAAACATATACCAAACCTATTGAAAACTTTGATTCCGGTTATAATCGAGTCGGCTAAAAATTTGATACAATCTGTACTTAAAATATTACCATCGTTGATAAAACTTTTAATCAACGTATTGCCGGATATAATCAACGCAATGATAGAAATACATATTAAGATTATACAAGCGTTGCCGGAAATAATACAAATGGTTGTAAAGGCATTACCAGCACTAATACAAAGTATTGTGCAAGGATTAACTCAGAATTTACCAGCACTAATACAAGGGGTAATACAGTTAGTGATTGGAATAGTAGAAGCATTACCGGTAATCATTCAAGGTATTGTTGACGCTTTACCTCAAATAATTTCGCTTATAATTCAAGCAATATTATCGTGTTTACCTCAAATAATACAAGGTTTGATACAGTTAACAATGGCGATTGTCGCTGCGTTGCCACAAATTATAGATGGTATAATTCAAGCAATTCCACAAATCATAGATGGTATAATTCAAGGGTTTTCACCACTTGGCGGTAAACTCATGGAATTGGCTAAAAATGCGTTAGATGGTGTGAAAGACGTATTTATAAATATTTGGGAAGCTATCAAAAACGTTGTGTTAAACGTAATGGATAGTATAAAGAATGTTATAAGTAATATCTTGGACAGCATAAAAAACGTATTTTCAAATATTTGGGATAATATTAAAAATGGTGTATCTGTAGCGATAAACGGTATAAAAAACATCGTATCGAATGTTTTTGAATCAGTCAGAGGTACGGTCACAAATATTTGGAACGGTATAAAAGACGCTATATGGACGCCAATTCAGTGGGCATACGACAAGGTGAGTAATCTAATCAGCAGAATAAAAGGACTGTTTAATTTTAAATTTCAGTGGCCACATATACCATTACCACACTTTAGCATTTCAGGAAGTGCTAACCCATTAAAATGGTTGACTCAAGGTGTGCCTAAATTAAGTGTGAATTGGTACGCAAAAGCCATGGATAAAGGTATGATCATGAATCAACCTACAATCTTTGGTTATAATCAGGCTACAAATCAGCTCATGGCCGGCGGGGAAGCAGGAAGTGAAACGGTAGTTGGTACAAATTCTTTGATGGATATGATCAAAGATGCTGTTCAGCGAGAAAACGGTTCACTCAAAGAAATATTGACTCAGATTTTAGATGCAATAAAACAGTACTTGCCTGAGATATCTACAAACATGAAATTTGACTTAGTACTTGATTCGGGCGAACTTGTTGGAGCGACGGCTTCACAAATGGATGAAGCACTTGGAAAGATAGCGAGGAAAAAATATAGATGATAGGGTTAAAGTTTGGAGAAAAACATTCACATAACGATTACGGTTTAATCCTCACGTCAAAGGATATAGGATTTCCTACACCGAAAGTTGAGACAATTGACATACCACATTCTGATGGCTCACTTGATTTTACAAGTGAGCCTATTAAACTTAAAAACAGAAAATTATCTTTTGAATTTGCAAAACCAGAGTTTCAAAAAAATATGCTAAAAACTTTTGACAATATAGCAAGTGAAATTCACGGGCAAAAAATGAAAATAACGTTAGATGATGATGCCGGATATTATTATTTTGGTAGATGTACGATTACATCGTTTCAGACGTTACAAGGATATTTTACATTTAAGGTAGATGTTGATGCAGAACCGTACAGGCTAAAACAAACGATTACAGAGAAGATATTATCACAAGGTATAAATACTTTACACAATGGGCAAAAAGCCGTCGTACCTCAATTTGAGACGTCGGATTCGGTAACAATAGCATTTAATGACAAAACATTTACACATAGTAAAGGTAATTTTAAAATACCTGAAATTGAATTCATAAAGGGGGATAATATTTTACAGATAACAGGTGGTGGAACGGTAAAAATAACATATCAAGAGGGTGATTTATAATGTATCAAATTTATGCAGATAATCAACTAATTTATGATGCGAGATTGTCGGAATTAACGCTATTCAATCCGCAATTAAATTTGATATTAGGAGAAGTGGGAAAGTTAATATTCACGATTACAGATAAACATCCGCGTTTAAATCTACTAAGTCGAATGAAGACGATAATTAGAGTCAAAGATGATGAGGAAACCATATTTAGAGGGCGAATATTAAACGATATAGAGGACTTTAATAAACGATTGAAGATTGAATGTGAAAGCGATTTAGCTTTTCTCAACGATTCGATTTTTAACCCATTTGAACATAAAGGTACAATTAAAGAATTATTTGTAAAAATAATTGATAGTCATAACCAACAAGTGGATGAAATAAAAAGATTTAAAATCGGCAACGTAACGGTAACAGATTCAAATGATTATATAAACCGCAGTTCGGAAGAATATTTGAACTCACTACAAGCATTACAAGAAAAATTAGTTAAACCGTTAGGTGGACATTTACACATAAGATATGAAAAAGATGGCAACTATATTGATTATTTATCTGATTTTCCGTTTCTTACAAATCAAAAAATAGAAATAGGAAAAAATATATTAGATTTATCGAGTAGTCTCGAGGGTGATGAAATCGCGACGGTAATAATTCCGCTCGGTAAAAAAGATGACGAAACAAAAAAATATCTTGATATCACCGCAGTTAATAATGGAAAAAACTACATTGCGGATGAAGAAGCAATACAAAAATATGGCAGAATAACCAAAGTCGAACACTGGGATAATGTAACGATTGATTCTAATCTATTGCAAAAAGGGAAAAAGAGATTAGGGGAATTGATACACTTGTCTGGAACGATAGATATTACAGCGGTTGACTTATCTAAAATAAACAAGAATATAGAATCATTTAAGATAGGCACTAAGGTTAATGTTATATCTGAGATCCACGGGATAGATGCTTATTATTTGGTTACAAAACTGACATTAAATTTGCAAAAACCATGGGATAACAGATTACAACTCGGTGGAAGTTATAAAACATTAACTGATGCGACGCTTGGCAACAAACCTAAAGATGGAAAAGATGGGTTATCTCCGACGATAAATCTCGAAAAGGATGGGGATAAAACAAAGGTAATAGTTACAGATAAAAACGGAACCAAAACGACGGAAATCGTCGATGGTTATAGCAAAGAGGAAGTAAATAAAGCTGTCGAATCGTTAAGACAAGAAACATTTACAAAAGTCGAACAAACACAAGATATAATTGTAACTCAGGTGGAATCTAAATATTCGTTGGTTAATGAGATTATTAACGAAGTAAAAACATCTTTAGTTCAAACGGCAGAGGGAATCAATATAAATTTTGAAAAACTAAGTAAGAATCTTGATGATGTGATTGCTGGTAATACCGCAGAGTTCGAAAGAATAAAAAAATACATCAGATTTGAAAATGGTAACATAGTTCTTGGTGCAGAGGGTAATCCACTCACACTAAAAATCGAAAACGACAAAATTAAGTTCATAGAGAATGGCGCAGAAATCGCATATTGGCAAAATAGACAATTTTATGCAGTAGATGGCGAGTTTATCAACAGTCTCAAATTAGGTAAATTTGCTTTTATTCCTCGACAAAATGGAAATTTATCGTTCTTAAAGGTGGTGAATTAAATGGGATATTGGCTATCGATAAGATTTTCGCCTGGGCAACAGGACATCGTTAATAATCAAAGCTATATGGCAGTTTATCTGTCTGTACATGCATCAAATGGTTACTATGCAGAGCATACTAACGGCACAGGGGTACTTACAGTAAATGGAGTTAACTATCCATTCTCTGGACATTACAGAGTAAATGGAAGTTCGCAGGTAATACATAGTGTTGGGGTTTGGGTTCCGCATAACCCAGACGGTTCAAAAACTCTATATGCATCCGCAAGCTTTGATACGAGGGTTGTAGGTGTACTTACAGCGTCAAATTCGGCAACGCTAACAACTATACCACGTGCATCTTCTCCGACAACATCAAAGTCTACGGTGACATTTGGAGAATCGTTTGACATCTATACTCATAGAAAATCAACTGCATTTACACACGACGTCTATGTTGGGGTTAATAATGACATTAACTCATTAACAAAAATAGCCGATAAAATCCCAACCGACACGACTTGGACACTACCAGTTGATTGGAAAAATAAGTTTCCTGATTCAAGTGTAAAATTACTGGTACGAGTCTATACATTTAACGGTAATACAAATCTTGGACGAATTGATGCACCATTGATTACAGTAAAACCATCGTCAGATATGTTGCCTGAATGCAATATATCTGTATCGGATGAAACCGGAAATTTTTCAAAATATGGTGGGTTTGTAAAAGGACAATCTAAAATAAAAATCATATTAAATAATACATTTAAATATGGGGCAACACTAAATTCACAATCAATAACTATAAACGGTGTACAACATCAAGGTGGATCTCAAACTGTAGATACGATTGATAATCAAGTAAATATTTTAGGTAAAGTAACAGATTCAAGAAATGGAACCACAATATCAAATAAAACAATTAATGTTTTAGATTGGTATATACCTATAATTGAATCGGCAAAAGTTGAAAGATGTAAGGAAAATGGCGAAATTGATGGTAATGGAGATTACATTAAAGTAATCTATGCGATAAACATAGCAGATGTAAATAGTAAAAATACAAAAACGTTAACCATTGAACTCAAAAGACAGAATGAATCAAATGGTATTACCAAAAACGTACCATTATCATTATATAAATCAAATGGTAGTATTATTTTACCTTGCTCGAGCGATTACGCTTGGGATATTTCATTAAGACTAAAAGATGCATTTGCAGAGTCTATTTATACACAGCTAATTGCCACAGGGTTCACCTTAATGGACTTTCATAACAGCGGTCGAGGAATGGCAGTTGGAAAGGTTTCAGAACAAGCAAACCTTTTTGATATAAACCTTAACACAGAATTCAGAAAAGGATTCAGCAGTAATGGAGTTGTATATGACTTAAATAACGACGAATTACAAGTTATAAAATTGATCACAGGTGAAAATAGTGTAAGACTTGGTAAAGTCTTGCAAACGCTTGGACTAAGAGTACCAATTAAGGTCGAAAAAAATGGGCAGTTTGATATTGTAAAATATTCGGATGGCACTTGTGAGGTGTCTTGTCAAATAACACAAATTACACCAGTTAATATGGTTCAATGGAATAGTTGTTGGTGGCGTTGGATTGGGAATTTAAGGTTGCCATATGGCCTATTCAAAAGGGTTGATAATGTGCAGGTATCGGGCCATTGTAATGGTGGAATTTTCACCTGTGGTTCTGGCAAGAAAACTGATGTTTTACAAATAGTTTTGTTAATGCCGACACCCGCATGGGCCGCGAACCAGGTACCCGCAGAATTACCATTTATAAGAGTTTATGGGAGATATAAAGATTAATGAAAGCTATAAGTATAACAAAGACTGAGGGTGGGTATCCATTCACAGCAACAAGAGAAGATGGAGCGACAGTTTTTGGTGTTCTATCTGAAAAAGACCTATCAACTTTATCTAAGATTGTAGATAACACTAAAAACTTAGATGAGCAACGCTTACAATCATTAAATTTGTGCGTATCATCTTTAATAAAGTTGGAGAAAAATAGAAAAGTTCTGTTATCACTGGTGGAGAGGTGGCAAGTTTGTTCTTATTATCCATTGGGTCACTACGTTGTGTATAATGACAAGCTATTTAGGGCTTTGGTAACACACAATTCCAACTATGAAAACATACCAATTAATGCCAAAGATTTGTGGGCAGAGGTACAAACAGATACATCTGAATACGATAAACTTTGGAATCAAGCAGGGTACTGGTCTACGGATTTGACCTACAAAAAGGGCGACTTGGTTAGGTATTACAACAAACTTTACAGGTCGCTCAAGGATAGAAACGTGTCAAACCCAGAAAAATCAGACTGGGAATTGATAGAAAGATAAAGTTTATATTAAAGAAAGGAAGAAGATATGAAAGTAGGATTATGTACAGTATTTGGAGTAGTAGGCGGATGCATTACTAGTTTATTCGGAGGATGGGACGCAGGATTGATTACACTTGTAATATGTATGAGTATTGATTACATCAGCGGTTTATCAGTTGCAGGTATTTTTCACAAGTCTAAGAAAAGCGAACACGGTGCGTTAGAAAGTAGAGCAGGATTTAAAGGATTGTGTAGAAAAAGCATGATTCTTTTTTTTGTACTAATAAGTTATAGGTTGGATTTAATGATTGGGTCAAATTATATCAGGGATGCGGTAATCATTGGATTTGTAGTGAATGAATTAATCTCGATAATTGAAAATGCGACATTAATGGATTTACCTATTCCGGCAGTACTAAAGAAAGCTGTTGATGGATTGAAAAGAGAGGAAGAGTAACATGAAAAAGTTTGGTATTGATATAAGCACTTGGCAAGCTGGTTATCCATATACGCAGAGTGTAAATGAGGGAGTCGAGTTTGCAATTTTGAGAGCGGGATATTCAATTTACAAGGATTCAGAATTTGACAATCATTATAATGCATTGTCTCAGATTGGTATTCCTATGGGGGCATATTGGTATATGTATGCTCAGTCGGTAGAGCAGGCAAGAAATGAAGCATATGCATTTCTTAGCGTACTTAATGGTAAAAAGTTTGATTACCCTATTTATCTTGATCTCGAAGATCCATCATTGAGGGGATTAGATCGTGGTACACTCGATGCTATGGTAATAGCTTTTGGTGATGTTATTGAATCAGCAGGGTACTATTTCGGTGTTTACACAAATATCGATTGGTACAATAACGTAATTTCGGGCGCTGAACTAAATCAGCGATATGACTGGTGGATTGCTTCATGGGGAACGCAAGAGCCTACAGGTCTCGATTACGGTGTATGGCAATTTGGCGGGTCAACAAATATGTTAAGAAGTACTCAGATTGCTGGAGTCACAACAGATCAAAATTACTGCTATAAAGATTATCCGTCTATAATCAGTGGTAAGGGTGCTAACGTTGTACAGAACGTAAAATCGACGATTTCAGAGACTTTTACAGATATATGTGTTGGCGATAAGGTGCAAATTAAAAATGCAGTACAGTACAACGGTGAGCCGTTCAGTGTGTACTTTAGCACCTATGACGTCATAGAAGTAGTCGGTGACAGAGTTGTTATTGGTAAAGGGTCAACAGTGACTTGTGCTATTAATATCAATAACATCATTAAAGTTGGTAGTATTCCAAACACAAGCGGTGATATTGTTGTTGGGGGTAAAGTTAGATTACTACAAGCGATACAGTACAACGGTCAGCCGTTCACCGCTTGGTACGATGTGTATGATGTAATCGAGGTAGTTGGCGATAGAGTTGTTATTGGCATCAACGGTGTAGTTACATCGGCCGTAAATAAGGTAAATGTTGTAGCGGTTTAAATACAATTATGATTACTAATAGTTAGTATCTCATTAGTAACAAATAAAATATAAACCTTGAAATTTCAAGGTTTATACTATAAAATAATATTATAAAACTCAAAGAAGTATGATTTGGAGAGAAATGGATAACAAAGATTTAATTTATTTTAAAAATAGAATTGATTCGATAGACTGGGATACTGATTTTGAAAAGGCGGACAAGGATAACTATGAGATTTTAGATAGACTTTGTGAATGTATAAAGAATGAACTTATAAAAAGTCAAAAATCAAAAATATTACCCGAAGCATTGTTACTTCTTGCAGATAATGTAGGTTGTGCAGAGGATTTTGAGCGATATGAAGAAAATTTTGTAAACAAACTTGAGGAAGAAGGTTTGATGACAAAAGAACTATCAGAGCTATTTCGCCAAAACACAAACAGAAGACAAGGATAGGACATTTAAAAAGTAAAATTATTTACGGAGGATAAGGAATGTATATTGAAAAATACTGGGGCGAATATATTGGTGGTTCCGATGACAGTCTAAATCTGGTTGCGTTTTTAGAAGATCAGAAGAAAGAAGAAATCTCTCTTAACGAAATATTTGATAAGATAGGTTTAGATAAGCTGAATTGGAACTTCAGGCAGACTGTAGAATATCTTGGCTTTACTCACTCTGATGGTGTGGAGATGGACTTTCACTTCGCCATAGATGTGATAACAGATCTTGCTGCAATCTTGCTTGAGTGCAAGGTGAACAAAGTCATAAATCTTCATGACCTTGACGAGTACGATTCGCCATCGCGCAATATCCGCATCATTGTTACACCGGAAGAATATAATGCTTTGGACAAGGTGCTATCAGATTTTGTTCAAAATCCATTAGAATACGACCTAAGTGATCTGATAGGTGAAGATGAAATAAAGGATATGGCAGTAGAGGTGGATGCTCTGAGAAAAGAACTGTATGAGTTATCCAAAGCAACCGAAGCTACCATTATATAGAGTGATAAGGAATAGTATTTTGCATATGAAGAAATCGATAAGGGAACTGTTAAGGGACAATTTAATATGGATATGTTTTTTAGGGGTCGGATTATTATTTGCGGGACAGCTTATTTCAAGTTTCACAGGTCCGTTTCCTCTTCCGAATTATTTCAATAATAATTTCAAATTCACATTTAATATATACGCTAATTTTTGGGGAATTTGGATTGCATTTATATTGTTTTGTATAATTTTCAGGAAAAAGAACAAAGCAATTTTAGACTCCATTAAATATAACAGAACTTGCAATAATTTTAAAATGTTGATATTAGGATTTTTGA